GCCCGGTGATAGGTCACCGACCGCTCCACCCCGTTTGATCCCGCCCGGAACCGCACCTCCATGGCACCTTCTCCCGCCACAAGCCGGACATAGACCTGCCGCAGGTTGGCGGCCGCCCCGCAGGGATCAGCCTCATCAATGCTGATCGTCATGGGTCTGCCTCATCGCTTGTGTCTTCAGCAGCTGTAGGTCCACCGCCCTGCGCGCCCATCATTTGCGGCTCGGGCAGCCCATATTCGGCCCGGAGCGCCTGTTCCTGCGCCAGTTGTTGGTAAACGTCGTCCACATCCGCCCCAAGATCGGTGCAGATCATCGCGTCCGACATGACACCAAGGCGCTTCCAGACCTCGTGGGCCTTGGCTTTTTTCAGATCATCGGCCTGCGGACGCGGGTCACCCCGCCATTCCGCCCGGCACGCAGCCGTGCGATTGGCCATAAAACCGGCAATCCCGCCCGGAAACGGCAGGCTCCCCGCCTCGATCTCTTCCTCGAGCCAAGCCTCAAAGATCGGCTGGCAGAATGGCGCCATGATGTTGCGCCGCCGGGCTTTTGTGATTGCGAAGATCTCCGTGGTCGCCGCCTGCAGCGAGGAATAGGTCGCGCCGACATTATCGCCGGTCGCACTTTCATAGGTCAGCCCGAGACAGCGCGCGAGTTCCCGAAGCAGATGCATCGCAAAGGCGGCATAATCTGAAGACGGGTGGTTGCTGGTGTGGAACTTCAGCTCTTGCCCCGGAAACAGATGCGCCAGCCGCCCATTGATCCCGACATCCAGCGTGCTGCCGTCGTAATATCCTGCGACCATCTCGATATAGGCCTCCATCGGCGAGATGCCTTGCGCCAGCATCTGCGCCTGTTCCTGCGGCGTCAGCAGCCCCTGGAGCACCTGTTCGGTCGGCTCATCCGAGGTGATGGTCACCGCAAACAGCGTCTGCACAATCGCCGCCATCAGCGTGGCGTCCGCCAACTGGTCAAACTGCCGCGCCACCTGCAGCGCCGGAACCAGCGGCGAGATGCCCCGGTGTGTGCCAGGCGCGCCCTCGAAGATATGAATGACGCGAGGTCGGCCCGCCGCATCCCGGGCGCGCACGTCATATTCCACATCGTGGCGAAACAGGTCCTTGCGGATCGCGCGGTAGCCCACGGGCATGCCATCGGCATCGGTATAGACCCCGTTGATCAGTCGCTTCATGCTTTCCGTCTTACGCGACAGACGCTGCGGCGGCAGCAGTCGCACCTTGGTGCCGTAGCGGTTCCACGGCCGCTTGCGCCAGGGCAGCTCCGCGAGAATTTCGCCGGTGACCAGCCAGGATCGAAACGCCGCCGCCTGCATCTGACCAAAGGTCCGCAAACCCTGAATATCGCATTCCTGCGCGCTGCGCGACCAAAGCTCGAACCGGCGCTCCACCGTCTTCGCCCAGTCCGAGGCCTCCACCGGCGTCATGCCGAACGTCTCGTTCTCCGGCAGCGCCTTCAGCTGCAGCCCCGTGCCCACGGTGTTGGCGACGCATTGCTCCATAGCTCCGGCCAACCAGCCGCTGTTGTGCAAGAGGTCACCCACCCGCGCGGCCGCATCGTCCCAGGCCTCGCCAATATCATCCTGGCTTTCCCGCAGCGCCGGTTTCCAGCCCGCAAAAGTGACGCCGCGCCCGCCGCGCATGTATTTGCCCGAGGGTTTGGGGAGGCTCATCCCCTCGGACCTGGCAGGTCTGGCAGGCCCCGCCGGTTGAGGCAGCGCCTCCGCCAGCAAGTTTTTCAGCCTTCCTATCATCGACATGTGCGTTACCTATTCAACCGGCTGCCCTGGCGTGCAAATCGCCCGCGCAGCGCGCCGCTGCCGCCACGGGTCTGGGAGGAGCGTGATGCCGCCGACGGCGCCCCGTGTGGGTCCGGCTTCGGTGCGGCCACCATTGACGGGTCATGACCATCTGGCACCGCCGCCTCAATGGACAGCTTGCGCTCTACGCCTTCCGGGATCCGCTGCACGTTCAGCGTATAGCCGATGGCAGCACACAATGCTTCCGCATCAAGGAAATGGTTGTTCCGGCTGCGCTTCACCCAGACCGGCTTGCCCTCCACGACCACCCGGGCCTCCGAGGTCAATTGCCTGCAATAATCTTCTGAGACCTGTTCGTGGACGTAAAAAGCACCCGGCACGTCCATGGGCGTGCGGATGCGCGAGATCACCAGCGACTTGAAAAAGTCCGACGACAGCGTCACGAGGTCGATCGAGTAAAGCGCCCGCTTGCCGTCCGGTTTGACCTCGATCTTCGAGACTTTGTAGGGCGGGCTCTGGATATCCTTGCCCTTGGTCGGGGAGCACAGCCAGCTGTAGCGGCGGCAGAACTCGTAGACCTTGTGCTCGTTGCCTTGCTCCGGCTTGTCAGGCCGGAAGCCGCTGTCGATGAACACCTTTTCGATCTGCATTCCGCCAATCGGCTGCAACATAAGATCGGCCAGTGCGGACCAGACCTCATCGTCCTCGGTGGGGCCATATAGCTGGCCGTTGTCGACCATCCACGACGATCCCCGAGCCCCAAAAGCCCGGATCACATAGACAAGGCTGAACTTCTGCACGTCGACACCCATCACCACTCGCAGGCCGCCCAAAGGGACCTGCCCGGGCTGATACGGCAGCCGCCGCTCCATGATTTCCTGCCATTCCGGCACGTCTCCCGAAGCCATCATGGCGTAGCATTCGCCGAAGCTGGCGTTCATCGCCGTCTGGATGCGGTCGTGATCGCCCGATTGCAGCGCTGTCAGATAGGTCTCTGCCCGCTGGCCCCATGACACGAAGGGCGAGCACAGGCCCGAGGTCCACATTGACAGGGTCGAGTTGTCCTCTGGCGCACCTGTTACGTGCGGGGCGTCGTTGCGCAGCTCAACACTCTGCCCGGGTGCCACCATTGCACCCCGAGCATTCATCCATGCCTTGTCCTCTTCGGTGTGGATCCCGCCGCAGCGTGGGCAGAACAGCGAAGCCGATCGCTTGGCCACCGAAGGTGTCGCCCGGTCCGGCCAGTGCAGCTGCTTGAAGCGCGGGATGAAGTATTCCGAGCAGTGCTTGCAGGGCCACGCCCAGTGATGCCGCGTGCCCTCCTGAAACAGCTTCCAGATCGGGCTTTCCAAATCAGCCGGTTCGGATCGCGACCAAAACTCAAGCCCGCTATCATCGTTCAACTCGATTTCCACAAGACCTCTCGCTGGTGTGCTGGTGATCGCGGTCACGAAGTCGGCGTAGGTCTCGCCACGGGCCTCCACGAGCCCGAGCACGTCGCCTTGGCCCCTGACGTTCGCCATCATCTCGTCAAACTCGTCGATCAGGGCGAGTGCGGCCGGGTCTGATTTCAGGGCCGAGGATGAACCTGCATGCGCAAGGCGAACGCGAACGCCAGCCACATGCTTAAGGGTCTTTTTCATGCGCCGCCCACGCACCACCTTGTTCTTCAGGCTCTCGGCCTCATCGAGCAGGCCCATCAGGCGGGGCTCGAATTGGTCCGTGAGAAACTCTTTGGTCGGGCCAACATAGATGATCGGCGCTGGACGCTGATCAAGCCGGGCCCCGATGATGTCGAGCATGCTGTCGGTCTTGCCCGACTGCGCCGAGGTCACAGCCACGATGCGGCGATAACCACCCCGATGAACCGCCGAGGACCACGGGATCATATACGGCGTCAGCCATGGGTCACGCGGGCCTGGGATGCCCGCCGTCTCCGGATAGACGCGGTTGTCGGCGGCCCAGTCCGCCGGATCACGCTTCTGGCTCGGCCGCAACAGCTCCTTCACCAGACGCGAGAGCCTGCTCTGCTTCGCTGGTCCGCCGAGAAAGTCGTTCGAGTGCGCCATCTATTTCCTGCTCAAGCCTGCGGCGCTCCTGCATGTCGCGCGTGAACCGAGCGGCAAGGCCTTGAAGCTCAGCCCGGAAAGCGGAGGTCCAGTCAGCGATTTCTGCCCGCGCATCTTCGATCGGGATCAGCTCCCGGCTGCGCTCCTTGATCCGCAGCTCAATCTCGCGCGTCCGCGCGTCCGTCGCGCGGCTGGCGGAGGCCGTCTTGCTGTTCTTGGACTGAAGGTCCTCGTAATAGGCGATCACGCCCCGCACGAGCGACACCAGCGTGTAGCTGCCGTGCCCCTCTTTGGCGATGTAGCCACCCTTTGCCAGCTGGTGGACCCACTGCGTGCTGCGGCCGCAAAGAGCAGCGGCCTGAGTGACCGTGACAATGTTGCCCCTCGGCTTTCCTCCCTCGTCTGCCATGCAATTAAGTCTCTGTTTTTGCTTCTATTTAAGTTGATAAGTACCTGCGGTAGAGCGAACATGATTACAGAAAACGCCGCACCCCGCGACGTACCAACCACGGAGAAAAGACCATGACAATCGCAAACACCGCTGACACGACGCGCATCTTCATCAACCGCAGCAGCCTGAACTCAGCGATGACAACGACCGACCTGCACAACCACTTCTTGCTGCAGAACCTGAATGCCGAAGTCTTCGAGATGGCGGGCAAGGTCGGGATCGACTGCCTGACAATCGAGCTGCTCGAAGTCGCCACGCTCCTGAAGGAACTTGGCATCATCTGAACATTCAAAACCCCGGCACCGCGCCAGAGCCACATTCCACGGAGATCAAACCATGACACTCGCAGAACGCTACAACGCCGAAGCCGCCCGCATCATGCCCCACATGATCGACGACCTGCGGGTCGACCCGGCGATCAACAACGAGAGCCACATCGATGAGATTGTTTTTCACCGCAGCGAATTCCTCGGAGGGATGGCCGCCGTGATCCTCGCCGTGATCGCCGACAGCAAGTGAGGGAGCCGACCATGAACCACCGCAACAAGACCGACGCGCTCGACGCTTTCATCGCCAAGAAGGCCGAGATCGACGAAATGCTCAGCCGCCTGCAGGCGCTTAGCGACGACCACTTCAACAGCCACCCCGACGAGATCAACTGGGGCGATGTGGGCACCCTTGAGCACTACGCCAGCCTGCTGAAGCGCATCACCGACAGCGCCTTTGGCGAGGGCGAGCACGCGGAGTGATCAAACGCCTCCCGAACGCAGCCCGCCAACTGGCGGGCTTGGCGTCGTAGAAGATGGGCGCGCATCCTGCGTTGCCCCGATGACGGAAACGACGCGCATGTTCCTGATCTTTGACGCCAACGGATCCCGGACCCAGATCTGGGCTTCCTGCGAAGACTACGGCCACGGGCCAGTCTGGGAATTCCACGTCCATGGCACCACCCGCTCAGGTGATCCTCGCATCTGCCCTTCGCTTGCGATGGCCTGCGAAATCGCTGGAGCGGACCCCCGGCCGATCTTGAACACTGCGCCGTTCCTGTCACAGGAGAAAGGTAAACTTCCGATGACCCAACTTTCCGACACCCAAGCCCTGATCCTCAGCGCCGCAGCACAACGGCCTGATCACATTGCCCTGCCACTGCCCGACAGCCTGCGCGGCGGCGCTGCCGCCAAGGTGGTCAGCACTATGATCGCCAAAGGGCTGATTGAAGAGGCCGACGCCGACACGCGCAAGGGCGAGCCCATTTGGCGCGAGACTGGCGATGGCCACGGCGTGACGCTGGTCGCCACCGACGCAGGGCTCTCCGCCATCGGCATTGGGGCCGAGGACACGGCGGCCGAACCAATTGATAAGGCAGCGCCCAAGACGCGCACGCCGCGCGATGGTACAAAACAGGCGACGCTCATCAGCATGCTCAGCGCGCCTGACGGCGCGACGATTGATGAGATCGCAAAAGAAACCCAGTGGCTGGGTCACACAATACGGGGTGCGATGTCCGGCGCCCTCAAGAAAAAGCTTGGCCTGACGATTACCTCCGAGAAGGTCGAGGGCAGAGGCCGCGTCTACGCCATCCGAGATTGATCGCTAAGCATCTCGACGTGCATCAAAATTAACGCTATATTCGCACCGAATTAGATGCGCGTCGGGAACCCAGCCATGAACATCACCAAAGACATCAGCCCGCTGACCGAGTTCAAGCGGGATTCGGCGCGCATGATCGCGCGCATCAAGGAAAGCGGACGGCCGCAGATCCTGACCGTCAATGGCAAGCCCTCGGTCGTCGTGATAGACGCTGGCGCTTGGCAGGACATGCAGGACCAGCTTGACTATGCCGAGACCGTCGCAGGCATCCGCAAGGGTCTGACGCAGGCACTGGCCGGTGAAGGCACAGAGGCTGGCCGTTTCTTTGATGAACTCAAACTGACGAAATGACCGCACCTCTGCCGGTGATCATCACACCGAATGCGGCGGATGATCTGACAGCATCATGGGTCTGGCTGCGCGACCGCAACCCGAGGGCTGCGGACGAATGGCTTGCGGGCATCCGGAATATGATCCTCGCGCTTGGAGCCATGCCGGAAGCGCATCCGAGGGCACCTGAATCGCAGGATTTCGACTTGGCTGTCCGTCGTGCGCTCTATGGGCGGGCGACCCGTTGGCGAATTTACTATTCCGTAATCGACGGGGTCGTGCAGGTGCTCCATGTCCGGCATGGCCGTCGGAGCGATTGGCAACCTTGATCCATCGAGCGCCCGTTGCAGACAGGAGTTTCAGCCAACCTCCTCATCCATCGGCCAGCAGTTCAGCAGCGAGAGTTCGCAGCGCATGCGCTGCAACCAAGGGGACCACGCCGTTGCCACAGAGGCGAAGCCTGTCCACCCTGTGGGCCAGCCCATCAGAGCCTCGACGAATGCTGGGTTCAAGGTCCGGCGCACATCGGAGGTATCGCTCCCAGCCACCTTCATCACCAGGACCTGGCGGCCAAGCAGGCCGTTCACCGGCGTGTTCGCCAATGTCGTCGCCCCATCCTTGTGATCGCGCGCGGTCGGCGTCATCCACATGCGGCTGGCATGGGTCAGATCGGCCGATCTGCGGTTGCCCGCGCTCGGCTTGCAGCCGTCGTTGGCCATCGGCGTCGGCCAATCCCGCGCCATGCCGTCCAGACCTTTCTCGTGCTTCCGGTCGCCGCCCCGGCTCCGGAAACTGTCGGTCTGCGGCGTGGGCCAAAGCGCGGCGCTCGTTGCCAGGTTCATCCCATGCTTGCCCGCTTCTTGCGACGGCGTCGGTTTCGTCTGCCGGTTCTCGTTGGCGCTGGCGCGGGGCGTCGGCCACATCCGCAGCAGTTCCGTCCGGTTCCCGCCACTCGACCGGGTTCCAGAGCAGGCGCGCGGGGTCGGCCCACTCGTCGCCTTCGCGGATCGCGAGAATGAACAGCCGCTCGCGTTTGTGCGGCGCACCGACTTCCGCCGCCGTAAAGAGGCCTGCCGCAAGCTTGTAGCCCATGCCGACCAGTCCTGCGGCGACTTCGGGGAAGCCGAGGCGGAGATGATGGGCGACATTCTCGAGAAAGACGAAGGGCGGTTCGACCTCGCCGATGATCCGGGCGACATGGGGCCAAAGATGGCGCGGATCCTCGGTGCCGAGCCGTTTGCCCGCGACGGAAAAAGGCTGGCATGGGTAGCCCGCGCTGACGATATCCACCGCGCCGCGCCATGGGCGGCCGTCGAAGGTTCCAACGTCGTCCCATACAACCGCTTGATCCAAGGTCGCGTCTTCCATCCGCGCCACGAGAGTGGCTGCGGCGTAGGTCTCCCGTTCGACATAGCCCACAGTTCGATATCCAGGGATGGCGATGGTGAGCCCGAGGTCGAGCCCGCCTGCACCGGAGCACAGCGAGAGGCCGAAGAGGCATGCGTCTGTGGGTCCGGAAGCGCGTCCGGAGGGATGTAAAGCCAGGTCATTCATGCCTCAGTCGTCTTTGGTCTTGATCGTGTTGAACGTGTCGTCAGAGCCCGAAAGAACAGCGTCCTCGCCGGTGAAGTCCTGCCAACGGCGCACTATTACATCGACGTATTTCGGATCGAGCTCGATCAGCGAGGCATGGCGACCGGTCTTTTCCGCCGCGATCAGCGTCGTGCCGCTGCCGCCAAAGGGGTCGAACACCAGATCACCCTTGCGGCTGGAATTGCGGATCGCCCGCTCCACCAGCGCCACGGGCTTCATCGTCGGGTGCAGATCATTCTTGTGCGGCCGGGCAATCTCCCACACATCGCCCTGGTTGCGATCGCCGCACCAGTGCCGCTTCACCCCTTCCGGCCAGCCATAAAGGATCGGCTCGTATTGGCGCTGGTAGTCCGCCCGCCCCAGCGTGAACCGGTCTTTGGCCCAGATGATGAAGGTGGACCAATGGCCGCCTGCGGATTTGAACGCCGATTGCAGCGTCTGCAACTCGCTCGACGACATGCAGATGTAAACCGCGCCGTCTGTGTGCGCGTTGATCAGCACGCAGGCGTCGTAGAGAAACTGACCAAAAGCATCGCCCAAGGCATCGTTCTTGATCCGCCGGGCCTTGCCTGCCTTTTCCGCGCCACTGCCGCCAGCATAGTCCACATTGTAGGGCGGATCACAGAAACACAGGTCGGCTTTCACATCGCCCAGCACCTTTTCCACATCGGTGGCCACAGTGCTATCGCCGCAGAGCAAACGGTGCTTGCCCAGCAACCAGAAGTCCCCCGGACGCGTCACTGGCGCTTCGGGAACCTCCGGCACATCATCCGGATCGGTCAGGCCACCCGTCACCTCAAGCAGCGCGGCGGGCAGAATGTCCTTTAGGTCCTCATCGGAAAAACCGATCATCGACAGATCATCGCCAAGCCCGAGCGCGTTCAACTCATCCCACTCGACCTGCAGCGTCTCCAGGTCCCACTCCGACGTCTCCGCCAGCCGGTTGTCAGCCAGCGTGTAAAGCCGCCGGTCCTCATCAGACCAGCCCCGCGCCACCATCACCGGGACCTCGGCCATGCCAAGCTGCGCCGCAGCCATCAGCCGTCCGTGGCCAGCGATGATCGTGCCGTTCTCAGCGACAAGCATCGGGATCGTAAAGCCGAACCGCTCCATTGACGCCGCGATCTGGTTGACCTGTTCCTGCGGGTGCGTGCGTGCATTCTTGACGTAGGGAGAGAGGTCTGCAACCGGCCACATCTCAATCTTCGAGGCGGGCCAGCGGGCGGCATCAAGCCGACCGGAAGGGGCATCTGAACTGGGGGGCAAAACAAACTCCATCGGATATTTGAAAGAAATAAAAACACGCAAATACCGCGCGGCGGCGGCCCCGCACGTCAGCC